GTTGAAGTGTCAAAAGCTTATGCGATAAGTACAAGAACAGCATCGTATTGGATCAAACACTGCAAGAAAAAGAATCTTGTGAAAAAAATTCTACCCTCACAAGGGGGATAGGGGGCGTTCGGATCGCTGGAGACTTGTTGGCTGGCTTACTTCCCGCGTGCGAGTGTTCCCCTCTCCCCGATGTTTTTGATAGGGGTCGCGCGCGAGAGGTGGAATAAGGTTAAACATGGCGGTAAAATTTGAGTTTTTAAGTGTTTCGGATGCTCTGGAACGTTCATTGCGTAACGCTTCTGGTCTTTCTGCGAAGAATTCGGCGCTTGTTGCAGCTTCGAGAGTCCTCGCAAAGAGAATTGATCTGATTGCTGATGATGGTTTCATTGACCAGAATGGGAAATTAGATAATGTGACGGTTCCTACGTTCCTGAAATACTTACAGTCGCTTGGTTTGACGGTAGACGCAGCACAGAAAGCGCCTTCGAAGATAAAAACCAGCACTCAAACTGACATGCTCTCAGCATTTCGTGAGAAACACAGTAAAACAGGATAATTACATCTGTTGGACCCACTGTATTGCATATATACCCAGCATGAGAACAAAAACAGACGCAATAATTCCAGCAATTGCAATCCCCATGCCTCTTCGGACTCCTGTCGCCCGACATGATACTGCTCCAACGATTGACAATATAAGGGCGACGAATGCTGTAATACTGCCTAAACCTGCGAATATTCCTGCTCCTCGTATTGCGACCGCAATCATGATTAAAAGGAATGCAACAATACTGAGAATGAGACCTGTAGTTGCACTCACAGATCTTGGCTTCTGTTGAGTTGGCTCTGAGATTGGAACTGGAATTGGTTCTTGTTGTGGTTGCATATTGATTCTCTCTTCGCTCAAGGAGGCGGTTCTATGGTCTCTCAACGATTTGGGACTGTAGAACCGCGTATCTGGACTCGTCCTTTACGAAAGCTTACGCCTGAAACAAGCCTTGGTTTTGAAGTTATCGATTTTGCCCGTGCAATCTTAGGCATTGAGCTGCGCCCTTGGCAGCAATGGCTGTTGAAGCATGCACTGGAACTGATGCCTGATGGTTCGTACCGGTTTCGCCGTGTTATTGTTCTCGTTGCACGTCAGAACGGTAAGACCATGCTGGCGAGCGTCCTTGCTTGCTGGTGGCTCCTGGTTGATTCTTTGCGTCATCCTGAGCGCGTGCCGCCAGTGAAGTTCAAGATTGTCGGCACTGCCCAGAACCTTGACATTGCCCGCGAGCCTTGGGCGCAGGTGAAGATGTGGTGTGATCCCGAACCGGATACAGAGGAGGCCGAAGATCTGGCCGTACCTGCACTGCAGACGAATACGGCGAAGGTTTCTGATACGAATGGTAAGGAGTATATCCAGTCGAAGAAGCTGGCTCAGTATGAGATTCGCGCGGCCAAGAATGCCCGTGGAAAGCCTGCCGCCCGAGTGCTGATGGATGAGCTTCGTGAGCAGCAGACCTGGGTTGCATGGAATGCGACCTCACAGACGACGAAGAGCTTCTGGAGCGGGCAATTGTGGGGTATATCAAATGCTGGTGACGGTACAAGCGTGGTATTGAAAGCTCAGCGAGATGCCGGTCTCGCACAGATTGCCGAGTGGAACAAGTACGTCGAGAAAGGCATTCAGGATTCCCAGGAATACGCGAATTCACATGATGTCAGCATTGGACTCTTCGAATGGTCTGCGCCTGACGGGTGCGCGTTGGATGATCCCGATGCGTTGTGTCAGGCAAATCCGAGCATTGGCTTCGGTGGCATGACCGTGCAGTCTCTGGCTTCCGACGCGGCTGGTATGACAGAGGCTGGTTTCCGTACTGAGGTGCTGTGCCAGTGGGTTACCGCCGATGTGGACACGTACCTCGATCCTGAGAAGTGGAAGCGTGGCGGTGATGCGGGTTCCTCGATCGAGGATGGTGGACGGATCGTGCTCGGTATTGACACTACTGCGGATGGTTCGGTGACGTGGGTCGCCGCTGCGGGCTTGCGTGCCGATGGGCTACCGCATGTGGAGGTGGTGACCCGCAGGGATGGGATGATGTGGGTTCCCAAACTTCTCAAACGCATCCGTGACACCACGGGTGCCAATGAGGTTGCCATACAGGGCAGGGGATGCCGTGCCGTGGATCTCATCGACCCCTTGGCCGAGCTTGGTTTCCAGGTCGATTCGATCGATGGCCCCCGTCTGGGCGCGAGCACGGGCCAGTTCCGTGACCGTGTGCGTGAGGAGAAGCTGAGGCATCTGCCGCAGCCAGCCATCGATGAGGCCGTCTCCGCTGGTGTGGCACGCAAACTCGGTGACGTCGAGGTCTGGGATCGCAACAATTCCATGATGGACATTTCCGGTCTGATCGCGGAGACGTACGCCCTGTATGGGCTTGAGATGTTCGAGGCTTCGAATTCTTCGATGACTGCTTCCGCTTATGCGGAGCATGGTCTGATGGTTCTCTAGGAAAGGGGGATCGTGTGAGCGTTTGGTCCACTATTTCGGGCTGGTTCAATCGTCCCCTGGTCAATGTCACGTTCACGCAGGATGACGTGGCGCAGGTATTGGGGCAGTCTCCGGCGCAACTGTATGCCACTCAGCCGCATCTTCGCACGGTGATCTCCTTCATGGGGGACAATGTCGCGCAGGTTGGGTTGCAGTTGTTCAACAGGGAGTCGGACACGAACAGGGTACGTATTACTGACGATCCACTGAACGCTTTGCTTAATAGGCCGAATCCCGACATGACGCAGTTCGAACTGTTGCGTTCACTGGTGTGCGATATCGCGCTCTATGACGTCGCCTACTGGATTGTGGTGCAGGCTGATTCCCCTTCGGGGTGGATGATCCGACCGATCCCTCCATCGTGGGTGACGATGAAGAAGCAGGGAGACGTGTTCTCCCCGCAGGTGTTCACGGTCGATCCCGAGCAGGGGCATGCCGTCGACATCAAAGCCGAGGACATGATCGTGTTCCATGGGTGGAATCCCTGCGATCCAGCGTCCGGCGTCTCACCTATCAGGGCGTTGAAGGACGTGGTGGCGGAACAGATTCAGGCGTGGTCGTATCGCACGCAGATGTGGAAGCGTGGCGGGCGCATCGGCATGTACTTGTCGCGTCCGAAGGATGCACCGAACTGGGATGACAAGGCGCGTGAACGCTTCCAACGGGATTGGAAGGAATACCAGGACAACGGCGGCAAAGCCGGTTCCAGCCCTCTGCTCGAGGACGGCATGACCATGAACCGCGTCGGGTTCTCCGCTCGCGAGGACGAGTTCCTGGAAGTTACGAAGCTCTCGCTCCAGACAGTGGCCCAGGTGTATCACGTTAACCCCGTCATGGTCGGAGTCCTCGATAATGCGAACTTCAGCAATACGCGCGAATTCCGCAAGATGCTGTATTCGGAGACTCTCGGGCCTCTGATGCAGATGATTCAGGATAGACTCAACGCCTTCCTTGTTCCTAAGGTCAGTAAGGCAACGAACCCGTATCTTGAGTTCAATATTCAGTCCAAGCTTGCCGGTGACTTTGAGGAACAGGCTAGCGTGCTGTCTACCAGTATCGGAGCGCCATGGATGACAGTGAACGAAGGGCGTGCGCGTCAGAATCTGCCTGAACTTGATGGCGGGAATCAGCTCGTGGTTCCACTCAACGTGACCAAAGGCGGCCAGTCCAGTCCGCAGGATGGTGGGGAACCTATTCCGGCCGAGGTCGAGGATGTGGTGAAGCGATGGTTTGCGCGCATGAAACGTTCCAATAGTTCCCGTAAGGCAGCTGGCGAAAGTATCGATTGGAAACGTTGGGAACGTGAGCTACAAGCCGACCTCGTGTCTTCCGGTATTGACCAGTTTAATGCGGGCATATTCGCGAATCAGGCGAATGCAGCGGCGATGAAATATTTTGACAGTAAGGAAGCCTAGCCATGAAGCTCAAGGATATGCCGGTATCGTTCCGGACCGACGGTGACGATCTGGAGGAAGGCCAATTTTTGGTCTATCCGTCAACATTCACGCGGACACCTGACTCATACGGCGACGTGGTTGCTAAGAATGCGTTCGATGACACCATCCAGCAGTGGAAGCAGTCGGGGAATGTAATGCCGATCATGTACGGGCATCGCATGGATGATCCTGATTACAATCTTGGTGGCGCAATCGACATGGGAACCGATGACCATGGTTGGTGGGTCAAGGGCCAGTTCGATATGGATTCACCCAAAGCGGCCCAAGTGTACAGGCTGGTGAAAGGAAAGCGACTTTCCCAACTATCTTTCGCATTCGATGTTCTGGACGAGGCCACGACCGAGCTTGACGACGGCACCACAGCCAACGAGCTGAGAAAGCTCAAGGTCTACGAGGCATCGTTCGTACCAGTCGGAGCGAATCAGGACACGTCGATCGTTGCCGTCAAGTCGGCTGCTGAAATGCTCACCGCTGAGGTCAAAGCTGGGCGCGTCATCTCCGCGAAGAACGAAGGCACGCTGCGGAAATCAGTGGCGCAGATCAACGCTGCCGCCGAGAGCCTGAACAATGTCCTGTCCCAACTGGATGGGGAGAAAACCAATCTTGATGTGGAAGAAGCCAGCGGTAACGCCGAAGCCAAGACCGAGGAGCCTGAACAGGCCAAGGTCGAGGAGCGGAAAGCCAACCCGTCCGTGGAGGCCATGTCGCAGTTAATACACATCTATGAGCAGACAGCTCAGGAAGGAGATTCACTGTGAATCTCAAGGAGAAACGCGCTGCGGCACTCGCCAAGGCGCAGAAGTTCAACGAGTGTATCGCCAACGGAGAGGAACTCGGCGAAGATGATGTCACCGCATTGAAGGGCATCCTCACCGAAGTAAAGGATCTGGACGCACAGCTGGCGAAGGCAGCGGAGAAGAAGACCCTGCTTGACCAGCTTGGTTCTC